TTGAAACTTGGTGAAATTCAAGGCACTTGCTGGTCGCAGACAACGAAATTACAGGTCAGCTATGAAAATCTGATGGAGTGGGTTTACACCATTTGCGAAAAAATCGGCGGAACAGCAAACATTCGTCTAAGTAAGATTGCAGAGGAACAGTACGAAATGATTTTTGACCTGTTGCAAGGTGCTGACAGAAGTATGATGCAGGAGGAAAATCCGCATATTGTGTTCTCTGACAGCTACAACAATCTGCTGTCTTTCACCTACTTTACAGACACTTCTGTCAAGAGGAATTTTGCCTATGTTCTTGGAAAAGGTGAGGGCGAACAGCGTAAGCGGACAACTTATTTTGAGGATTCTGAACCTGCCTTGCTTGACAGATATGAGGTGTATGTTGATGCAAAAGACATCTCAGACGAAGAGCAGAAAAACGGCAAAACAAAGCCATTATCTGAGAAAGAATACGCAGAACTTCTGAAAGAGAAAGGCAAGCAGAATCTTGTTCCCACAAAGACAAACTCAGAATCACAGATTGCAGTGCAGTCCACGCAGTTTCAATACGGTGTGGACTATTTTGTTGGCGATTTCGTCACTGTAGAGCATCAGAGATTCGGCATCAGACAAAATAAAATACAGCTTGTTGGCATGATTGAGAGTTTCGACCACAACGGCAGAAATCTTACACCGACATTTAAAGAAATGGAGTGATCATATGGCATTTTCATATGGATTTTTTAATGCAAAAAACCTTGACAGAACCTATACCGCTGAAAACTTCAATGACTATCTCGGCAGCATTATCTGTGACGGGATTCAAGACAATTTCGGTCAGTGTTTCAAGCTGACTGCAAACAAATTGAAATTAACGATTGGCAGCGGCAAGGCATGGATTCAGGGGCATTATTTCATCTCGGATACCGCTTACACTTACGACTTATCACGCTATGTGGACGAATCCCTGCCGAGATATATGGCGATTGGCATCTGCTGCAATACTTCTGAAAGTGTAAGAAATGTTGCATTTGAAATTCTGGCAGGAACGCCTGCAACAAACCCGTCTGTTCCAAAGTTTCTGAACACCGATTACAAGAAATATCTCACCCTTTGCATCATCAGACTGGACGCAGGCACATCTGAACTGAAGATCACAGACTACCGGGAAAAGGGCAATTTCTGCGGATATGTGCGTTGTATTTTGGGCAAATGCAAAGTGACAGATATGCTTGCCCAGTTGTCGGAAATTCAGGAACAGATGAAGAATTACAACACGACAGTGAATCAGCTTACCACGAAAATCAACGAATTAACGCTGAAAATTGACGAGATGACAGGTGATGTGGTTTCCATCGGGAAATGTGGGCAGAACGTGGATTTTGTGCTTTATTCAGACGGCAGACTGCTCCTCAAAGGTACTGGGGCAACGTTTAACTATTCTACTGACAGCAATCCGTCACCATTGCAAAACAATGCAAATATCAAGTCGGTTATTGTTTCAGAAGGTGTAACCGGCATTGGAGAACGACTTTTTCAGTATTGCGACAATTTGAAAACAGTATCACTTCCGACAACACTTACAGCAATCAAAAAGGCTGCATTTCTGCCGCATATTGACGGTTACATTTATCATCAAAGTCTTAATGGTTTGACAGAATTGAAGATTCCGGAACGTGTTACTGAACTTGGCGTAAACGCATTTGCAGGAACGGCAATCAAGTTTGTAACCGTTCCGTCCTCTGTGGTAACCGTAGGTGCAATGGCATTCAGCGAGTGCCAGTATCTTGAAACGGTACGATACGGCGGCAAAGTCATTAGTGACAGAATGTTTGTACGATGCACAAAACTGAAAAATCTTACTCTTACAAAAAACGTCAAAGAGATTGTGGGCGGCTGCTTTAACTATTGTGAATCCCTGAATCAAATTACCTATGAGGGTTCTCTTGCTGACTGGAATGCTGTGAAGAAAAATACAAACTGGGACAGCCATGCAATTGATATCGAATCTCCGCTTGCAAAAATCCAGTGCCTTGACGGATATACGGAATATGTCACAAGCACGAAAACATGGAAAGAGGTGAAATCATGATAAAATTTCTTGTAAAAGGTCAAAACATCGAAACGCTGGAACATGAAATCATTGCAGCAGATCAGATTGCTTTTGTGAAGATACATTTTGTGTTCGATAAAAGCTGGAAACCATTGCATAAGGTTGTGCAGTTCACACAGGACGAAATAACCTATAACAGGGTTCTCGGAACAGAAAATACAAGTTGTTTTTTGCCTGCCGAACTAACCGCAGGGAGTATGAAAATGTCACTGTTTGGCTATGATGCAGAAGCAACTGAAACAGTCAGGGCAACAACGATTGTAAAAACCTTGCACATTAGACCGTCAGGATTTGAGGGCGAAAACAGCAACGTTCCGCCTACTCCTGATTTATACCAGCAGCTTTTGCAGAAGATTTCTGAAAAAGGTAAGGACGGCAAATCCGCCTATGAAATTGCTGTAGAACACGGCTTCGTAGGCACAGAGGTTGAATGGCTTGAAAGCCTGAAAGGTGTTGACGGCAAGGACGGAGTAAACGGCAAAGATGGATGTGACGGTAGAAATGGCGTTGATGGTTTACTGGGCAAAGATGGAAAGGATGGTGCAGACGGACTTCCGGGTCGTGATGGAATTGACGGAATCGATGGAAAATCAGCATATATTATTGCCGTAGAACATGGATTTTCAGGAACAGAAACAGAATGGCTTCAAAGTCTCAAAGGTGCTGACGGCAGGGACGGCATTATTTCTGATATGTCAAACTATGCAACAAAAGCTGATATTGCAGAGCTGCAAAAACAAATTGAAAGCATTTCCGGCATCAGTTATATTTCTGTATTTGAAAGCGATTCTGATACTTTGCAAAAATATGGTGACAGCGTTTACACCTATTACAACGATGGTTATCGTTCTCTTGCAGGTTTTGCGGAGATTTATCCGCATTTCTGCTCTGCCGAAAATGACTATGCCCTGTATTTCAATCAGAACGATTTCAGCTGGGCTGGAACGGTATTTGTGATTTTCCTGACACCAATTGCAATCTCAGCAGATATGCATCTGCTTTTAAGCTATCTGGTTGGTGCATCAGAAAATGCAACATTCTATCTTGTGAAAAAGACAGATAAAACAGGAGCAGAACTGGCTCAGCATATTTATGAGGAAATCAAGGCGGAAAATGCCCTGCAATTATCGTTTCAATGGCTTTATTCCAATGATTTTATTTCTGTGATGCAGTCGCTGGAAAGTATTCCGAAGGGAGAATATTATCTTGCATTCAGCGGCACATCGGACAATTCACATCCGATGGTCAAGTCTATCAAATTTATGAAGGGGTGATTTTATGAAAGATACCATTTGCCTGATCGCAGGCGTGATCGGCGGATTTATCGCAACGCTGCTTGGCGGCTGGGATTCTGCTCTTGCAACGCTGGTTGTTTTTATGGGCATTGACTTCGTGACAGGAATTGTAACTGCGGCGATGGGCAAATCCAAGCACAGTGAAAGCGGCACGCTCAACAGTACAGCTGGCTGGGTCGGACTTGCAAAGAAATTCTGTATTCTGCTTATGGTTGTGGTCGGCGTAAGAATCGATATTCTCATCGGCACAAATTACATTCGTGATGCCGTTTGTATCAGTTTTTGTCTGAACGAACTGCTTTCTATCATCGAGAATACGACACTTATGGGAATTCCTTTCCCGCCAGCATTCAAAAAAGCAATTGATGTTCTGCAAAATAAGGTGGGCAGAACAGATGAAACAAAGGAGGAAAATGACAATGGCAATTCTGAAACCTGATAACAAAACAACATTTGGCGGTGTAACCGTCAACGAGTATTTACTCACAAAACATAATCCCAACCACATCGCAATGCCCTCTGTTTCGATGGGGGGGAAAATTATTGGTGTAACAGTCCACAATACCGACTGGATTTCCGTAGCAAGTGGGACGACACCTGCGGAGCAGTATACAAGAGCAACTGTTAATGGCAATATGAAAGATGTCAGGGTGCATTATTACGTTGACAATACTTGTACATGGCAGAACCTGCCTCTATCCTTAAGTGGCTGGCACGCCGCTGATGGTAGTGGCAATGGCAATCGTAGAACAATTGCGATCGAATGCATTATGGGTTCTTCTTACAATGATAAGGATAAGAAGTCTGAAGATAACTGTGCAAGACTTGCAGCAGCACTTTTGAAGAAGTATGGCCTTGACATCAATCACCTTTACACACACACGCATTGGCTGAATGTCCGTGACGGAAAGTCCGGCAGCGTGGACTACCTTAATACTGCAAGAAATCCTTACAAGATGTGTCCTGCGTATATTCTACCTCATTGGGCAGCTTTCAAAGCGAAGGTGCAGTCTTATCTCAATTCAGGTTCTATTCCGACAACCCTTGCACCTGCAACAAAACAGCTTTATCGAGTAAGAAAGTCATGGCCTGATGCTAAGTCGCAGATTGGGGCTTTTTCTTCTCTCGAAAATGCCAAGAAAGCCTGCAAGGCGGGATATGCTGTTTTTGACAGCAATGGCAAGCAGGTATATCCTGCAAAGAAGTCCGTTGATGAAGTTGCCCGTGAAGTCATTCAGGGTAAATGGTCAAATGGTGCGGAACGAAAAAAACGTCTGACTGATGCAGGTTACGACTATAACGAAGTGCAGAAAAAAGTGAATCAGCTGATCTGACCCCTTCCCCACGAAGTATGATTTTTTTCATATTTCGTGGGGATTTTTTTGTACTCAAAATCATGATTACTGTCCTATGTATAGTGAGGAGTTTTTCTTACTATTTATATGGAAGGGTGTAATATATGACAAATGAACAAAAGCAGAAAATATATCAGCTGAAAAACGCAGGAAAAAGCCTTACAGAAATATCTTGTGAATTAGAGATTTCCAGAAATACGATCAAATCTTATCTCAGAAGAAGCAAAGATGAAAGCTACTGCCCTGTTTGCGGATCGATTCTTGTTCATCAACCTCATAAGAAACAAAAGAAATTTTGTTCTGATCAGTGCCGCATGGCATATTGGCGAAAAAGTAATATCAAAACAGATGCGATGATTCCAATAACGTGTGCAGGCTGCGGAAAGAAATTCTATGCCTATAAAAGCAAGAACAGGAAATATTGTTCATTTCTTTGTTACTGTGGGAGGTCTGATGATGAAAAGTAAGACGATTCAGAATATATCTGCGTATATGGTGTCGGTTTCTATTTTTAGAAAATTTATGATTGACGGACTGATATCAGAAGATCAGTTCAGAAAATGTGAAAGCAAAATTGCCAAACAATACGGCATATCTTTGTGTAGTATTTATCGGGATATCCCCTTGACTTTACCTCCACATAAGAGTTAATATGTGACACTGAGGAGGTGAGAATTTGGAGAGAATCATTAAAAAAGTCGAGTTTCTGCCGAAAGCTCCAAAAATGTTGAATGTGGCGGCATATGCAAGAGTATCAAGCGGGAAAGATGCTATGCTGCACTCATTGTCTGCTCAGGTAAGCTACTACAGCAGTAAGATTCAGAAACATCCTGGATGGAATTATTGTGGTGTTTACGCTGATGAAGCAATAACGGGTACGAAAGCTGACAGAAATCAGTTTCAGGAACTTCTGAAACGATGCTATAATGGCGAGATTGACCTTATTATTACAAAATCAATTAGCCGTTTTGCAAGAAATACTGTCATACTGCTGGAAACGATCCGAGAATTGAAAGAAATAAACGTAGATGTTTACTTTGAAGAACAGAATATTCACAGTATTAGTCCTGATGGAGAACTGATGATTACAATTCTTTCCTCATATGCACAGGAAGAAAGCTATTCTGCCAGTGAAAATAGGAAATGGCGGGCTCGTAAGGACTTTGAAAAAGGAATCATTGGAAGTATCACTATGTTTGGATATCGCAGAAATGCAGAAGGTGTTCTTGAAATTGAACCTTCTGAGGCTGAAATTGTTCGTATGATATTTCATGATTACTCATCAGGCATGGGTCAAACGGCAATCGCCAAGAAATTGAACGAAATGGGAATACCTACTCGTCAGGGCAATTCATGGACAAATCCAAGAATCAAAGAATTATTGTCCAATGAAAAATACATGGGTAATCTTTTGTTGCAGAAGTTCTATCGAAATAATCATATTGAAAAGATAAAAACTAAGAACAATGGAGAACTTCCACGTTATCTGGTAGAGAATGCACATGAAGCGATTATCGATAAGGAAACTTTTTATAAGGTGCAGGAATTACTTTCTGAACGTAAACAGCAGTATAGTCATGAAGGCAGTACAAAAAGATACCCCTTATCCGGTATGATCCAATGTAAAGCCTGCGGCAAGAATTATCAGCGAAAGGTATATCCGCAGGGAGCGACATGGCTGTGTGCAACGTTTGTACGAAAAGGGAAGAAGTATTGTCCAACAGCTAAGCAGATACCTGAAAATATTCTGTTTTCAGTGATTTGTGATGTCCTGAATATTGCTGCTTTTGATGAAACAGTTGTAAAGTCAAAAATAAAACAAATTATTGTTCCTGCACCAAACGAACTGATTTTTATATTTTGCGATGGGCAACAGGTGAAGAGACATTGGGAGCATATTTCCAGAAGTGAAAGCTGGAATGATGAAATGAAACAGCAGGCGAGAGAAAGGAGTTTGAAATGGAACGCAAAATAACCAAAATTCCATCAACAATCGATTTGCAGACACATATGCAGATTGATTCCAAGGCAAAAAGAAAAGTGGCAGGATATGCAAGAGTATCTACTGATTTTGAAGAACAGCAGAATTCTTATGAAGCACAGGTTGAATATTATACTTCCTATATCAAAGGACGTGAAGATTGGGAATTTGTAAAGGTTTATACTGATGAGGGCATCAGTGGTACAAGCACAAAGCACAGAGAAGGGTTCAGCCAGATGATAGATGACGCTTTGTCGGGTAAAATTGACCTTATCATTACAAAAAGTGTAAGCCGATTTGCAAGAAATACGGTTGATAGTCTTACGACAATCCGAAAATTGAAAGCTATCGGAGTAGAGATTTATTTTGAAAAAGAAAATATCTATACGCTTGACAGCAAGGGAGAACTTCTTGTTACGCTAATGAGCAGTCTTGCCCAGGAAGAATCTCGCTCCATTTCTGAAAATGTTACATGGGGGCAACGCAGAAGGTTTGCTGAGGGAAAAATCAATCTCCCTTACAAACATTTCCTTGGCTATCGAAAGGGAGCAGATGGACTGCCAGAAATAGTTCCGGAAGAAGCAGAAATTGTACGTTATATCTACAAAAGCTATATGACAGGCAGTACCACATATGCAATTGCGAAAGATCTGACCACCCGCAAAATTCCTACTCCTAGCGGAAAAACACAGTGGAGTTCGTCAACAATTGAAAGTATTCTGACAAATGAAAAATATAAAGGTTCTGCATTATTGCAAAAGAGGTTTACTGTAGATTTCCTTACCAAAAAGACAAAGGTCAATGAGGGAGAAGTTCCACAATACTACATCGAGGAGTCACATACTGCCATAATCAGTCCGGAAGAATTTGAAGAAGTTCAAGCAGAGATCTCAAGGCGAAAGAAGCTTGGAAGAAAATACAGCGGTAACACGATTTTTTCAGCAAAATTGGTATGCGGTGATTGCGGCAGTTTCTTTGGTTCTAAGGTGTGGCATTCAACAAGCAAATACCGCAGAGTAATCTGGCAGTGTAATAACAAATTCAAAGGTGAACACCTCTGCTCTACACCACACTTATATGAGGATGAAATCAAGCTGCGATTTATCACAGCCTTTGCTGAGTTCTTTCGGAAAAAGGATGTGGTACTTGAAACTTGCCATATGCTTATGGAAGAACTGGCTGATACATCTGCTCATGAGTCTAAAATTGAACAATTGTTAATGGAACTCAACGATATTAGTCAGCGTATAAGAGAGCATATTCAGAAAAATGCTTCAGAAGTTCGGAATCAAGAGGAGTACAGTATTCAGTATAGCAATTTAGAAAAACAGTATCAAAAGAAAACAAAAGCAATCAATCAAGAAAAGCAATTGCTGATTGAACAGAAAAATCACATTGAAATCATGTCCTCATTTATCAAAACGCTTGAAAATACGGAAGAAACCTTGACACGATTCGATGATGATATCTGGCGTGTGACTGTAGAGAAAGTGACAGCATTTCATGACGGCAGAATGATTTTTCAGTTTGTGGATGGGACGGAGGCGGAGTGTTGAACTACAGCTGATTAGAAGGAAGTCAAAATAGATTTTTTAGGCATTCTGACGCTCTATTTTCGTTTTGGCTCTTCTGCATATATTCATATTGGTCAAATGAAAGACTTTGCCTGACGGACAGTTTCCGTTACAGCATGGATCAACGGCTTTTATCTAAAATATTCCCGTAATATCACCAGATATCAGAGTGCTTTTTGCTCTATATCTGGTGCTTTTATATCTTGATTTCTACTTTAAAATTGAGTAATATGTGATACTGATATGCAAGGCATAAAGTAGCAAAAAGCCACACCGCTGATATAGCGATATGGCTGAGAGTCCTGTATTACCTTTGAACATTTCGCAAAAGTCCGTATTTTGCGAAATGGACATATCATATTTGATTTGATATACTACATTATACCACAGTTTTTTCGATTTGTCAATACAAAAATAGTCATTTTTAGACTTAAGACGACGAAAAAATATGTTATATTTTGTTGAATTTACACAAGGAGAGGCAAAATGAATCTATATTGCAGAAAAGATGGCCGATGGGAAGGACGAATTCCTCGCGGAAAAAAGAAGAATGGTAAACGAAAATTTCAATACATTATTTCAAGAAATAAAGAAGATGTTATTTCAAGAATAAATATGATCCGTCAAAGCGAACAGAATTATCAGTCTTGCTACAAAACATTAGATGCTATTTTTTATGAATGGTTCAATACGGTCAAGTATCATATAAAAGAATCAACTGCATCAAACTACAGAATGAAAGCAGAAAAGCATATTTTACCTTCTTTTGGAGAAAAATTGATAGATTCCATCACTCAAAAGGATATCTATAACTTTATCGACCAAAAACGGAAAGATAGATTGTCAGACAGATACATAGCAGACATTATCATTTTAATAAAAGGAATCTTTAAATACTCAGTCAAGACATATCATATCTTCAATCCTATGGAAGGTTTGGTTCTCCCAAAAAGAAAAAATACTGAGATTCAGCTTTTGGATAGTTCCGAACAAAGTAAACTTCAAGAATATATCAGTAAAAATCAAAATCTTGGAACACTTGGAACAGCACTTTCTTATTCAACTGGTATTCGTATCGGAGAACTCTGTGCTTTACAGTGGAAAGATATCGATTTTGAAAAACGTATTTTGACCGTCAGAAAAACCATACAGCGAATTCAATGCAAAGGTGGAGAAAAGAGAACAAAACTGATCATTACTGACCCGAAAAGTGATTCATCAAAACGAAAAATCCCGATTCCCGATTGTATAATGAGCTTTTTATATCAATTCAAAGGAAATCCTGATGATTACTTACTTTCTGGCTTTGAAAAACCGATTGAACCAAGAACAATGCAATATCGATTCAGCAGGATTTTGAAAAACGCAAAATTGCCGTCAGTTCACTTTCATGCACTTCGTCACATTTTTGCTTCAACATGCGTCAAATTGGGATTTGATATAAAAACATTAAGTGAGATCTTAGGACATAGCAGTGTAGAGATCACATTGAACCGATATGTTCATTCTTCTTTTGAACAGAAAAAAGAGTATATGAAGAGATTGCGATTCTCTTTTTGAAAATTCAGCATCTTGACAACTGAATATTTAGGATATGGTGAGCTTCGCAAAATACGGACTTTTGCGAAATATGTAATATGAAAATAGATCCAAAGTAGGTGTTTGACGTGGCAAGATACTCACTTAATCCGGATGGATCTTTAATGATTGAAGATGACAATACCAACAGTTTTGTTTCTTTTGGGAAAATAATAAAGAAAATAACAAAAGCAATTTCAATTCTAGTTGTATTATCTTCTGTTGTAGCCTATGGAGTCTTATACTACAATAATACTTCTAATGAGATGATTCACACATTTCTAACTGATAGTAGTGACTTATCGTCGTGTTATAATGTTAAGGTTACAAAAAAAGCTATTGATAGTGAAGTAGATCATATGGAATGGTTAAGGAAAGACTTAGACAGAAGAATAGAAAATGGAATGGAATGGATTACAGAACAGATAAGCGAAATTAGAAAGGATGTTTATTAATATAATGCCAACAGCAATTTTTTGGACAGCTGTAGTTTCATTGACACTCTCTTACTTAGTTCAGATTGTTGCTGTCTTTTCAACGCTAGTATCTTTTTTCACTCGTAATCATGACATATGGTGTGAAGGAAATAAGGACCTATTTGATTCTGGTATACAAATACGTAATGTATCTTATTTCCTATTATTTTTTATATATATGATATCAACACACAGATTTAATATAGGAGGCACAAATAGCCTTGAAATAATTGCTAGTATTGGAAAAATATACGGAATAGCCTCATCATTTATTCTTTTACTATACATTTTTTTGTTGCTTATTAGAGTAGTAAAAAAGATTAAATCTCCAAATGTGATTTCTTTAATGAAAAGAATCAAAAATTCTGTGTTATTTTCAATCATTACTGGTTTTGTTATATACTATTTGACAGTTCCTGTTCATAAATAAGAGGTGAGATTATGTTGCTTCAATTCAGCGATTTTCTTAATGAATACAGTGGATTTTCACGCATTATTAGTGAATATGCTACTAGCTATATGGCAGTGCAAAACTTCTTTTCAAACAAGAAAAATATAGACAACCAAGAGATGGTGACCGTGCTTAATGATATTGAGGCACAACACAATAGACAGAATCAGGTGTTGCTTCAAAGAGTACGTGCTCAGTTGAATAAGCTTAAACAGATAATGATTATTGTTGATAGTCAAGAAAAACAGATTAGAGAAAAGCGTTTCTTAATGTTCAAAAATGAACGTTCATCGTCAACGGTATCTCAATCCGATCAACACTACACAGATGAAGAGATAGACCGACAAGTTACAGAAGCGATTTCCGCAATACAAAAAATCACTAAGTCGAAGCTTCCTAAGTCTATCGTTGCAATATGTGGATTCTTTAACCCCAAATTTAGGAAGAAAGCTTATAAAATAATTGTCGCAAACAAAGAGAAACTCTCTCAAATGATTGATGCAGCCGAACAAGATTTGAATGCAATGTATGCTCAGTTAAAGGATGAGATTGAAATTAGCACTTCGGAACAATTAGCTAATCTCACACAAAGAAAGAACATTACTGATCAACAAAGGGAAGCACTTAAAGCTGAATACATGAAGCGCTTAAAAGTTTTGCTATTAGATGGTTTAGAGGAATCATTATCTTCGGGAGAGGTTTATAAAAACGCACAATCACGATTAAGTGCCTATTTGTCTTGCTATACAGCTGGCGATACCGAAATCAGAGACCTTGGTTTGACTATCGGTATTATTCAACAGAAATGTAATGTCTCAGATGATGGAACACTGGATAGTTTTCTATCAACTATTTTTGGAAATACATTGTATGCTAACAGAGAATTACTTCTTCCGTTTACAATTGATAAAGCTTTTGTAAAGCCTATCTGTGTAAACTACTATTCTGACTATAATGAAAATGTATTCCCGCTTTTTCGTAATTATGCATTACAGCTTCTGTCTGCGTTTAATGAAATAGGTGTTTCGTTATATTTAGTTGATGTTACAAACATGGGCGGTAAATACTCTGAATTTACATCATTTGAAAGTGCGGATGATAATAATAGAATTAATATCATAAGAACAGAAGACGCATTATCGAAGGCTCTTGAAGAATTATCGGAATATATAATCGAGACGAATAGTGCCTATTTAAAAAATACTTTCGCCAATGTTTCAGAATACAATAAATGCTCTATAATAAAGCGTGAGATTAAAATATTCATACTTAGCAATATCAGTGAGGTTTTGTCACCTGAAATGTTAGGAAAAGTTGAAGGCATAGTTCGTAATGGAAATAGATGCGGAGTAATACCGTTTATAGGCATTTCATCCGATGAACTACAGGTTAGCGGCATTATTTCTCAAACAAGAGTGAATGCAGTAAACTCTATTTTGAATCTATGCGACTGTATTCGAATGAGTTCTAATGGAGAATTAAGTCTTGGCAGCGGAACTTTTCAATTCTACATTCCTCCTCAAGTTGATCAGAATAAAGAACAATTGATAATTCAAAAAACAGTTCTGTCGGAGCGACAATCAGCTATTGTTCCTCTTGCTGAACACCTGATACCTTCTGAGGAGTATTTTTCACAGATTTGTTATGAGAATATAATCATTCCAATTGGAATTGATGCACAAGGCAACGAGTATTCCCTTGACTTCAATAAAGATGCCGCATACATGTTAGTGGGTGGCGATCCCTCTAGCGGCAAATCTAGTCTTATGCATACCATCATTCTCCAAGCAATTACACGTTATAGCCCAGATAACTTGATTCTATATCTCGCTGATCTAAAAGATGGCGTAGAATTTGACAGCTATATCAAAAAAGGCATACGTTCTGTCAAAGCTGTCTTAAATGATTCAACAGAAAACGATATGATGACAAGTTTTTTGGAATATATTAAATCACTTGTTGAAGAGCGTAACGCCTTGTTTAAAAGAGTTGGCGATGCAACAGGAAAAATAGTAAGGAACATCGAACAGTTCTATGAAGTGAACAATACAAAATGTGTTGTTCCATCATTGCCACGTATCTTGTTGATTATTGATGAATTTCAATCTCTTTATGATGGAGGTAAAGAAACAGGAGAAATCACAAATTGGCTGGTAAGAATGTGTCGTACAGTTGGAATTTATATCATTTTAGCTTCGCAAAGAGCACAAGCGGCAGAAAATGCAAATAATTCCTTTACAGGTCAAACAAAAGACTACTTCATATACAGAATGATGTTTAAATGTCCTTTCAGCAGCGCAAGGCAAATAGTTCCTGAAATGTGTTCTGATACAGGACATCCGAATACTGCTGTTAGAAAAGCTCAGACATTGAAAAAAGGACAAGCAATAGTTAATTCTAATATGGGAGCTACAGAAGCAGACAATTATATCATGCAGTGTTACTATCCAGATAACGCATGTATTGATGAAACATGTGACCATATTGTAAGCTCGCAAGGCTCTGATTCTATTGTGGTATTGAATTCGGAAGAAGAAACACAATTTGATGAAGGGGTATTCTATAATAATGCCGGGCTTGTACTTGGTCTTTCAAACAGATTGCATTATGACTTGTACAATAAGGATGATGATGCTTTCTTTGATGATACACTGGTTGGACTGCATATAGAACCTAATCTTAAGATTATGGCTTGTGGAACTGATGACAAAGTAAGAAGCAGTGCATTTTGGACACTACTTTCTAAACTTCTCTATTTATACCGATCAAGATTAAGAATTAATATGTTAATTTTGGATGATGATCGGCGTAAGCTGAAGGGAATTTCTACATTATTAAGACATAACGTGCATATGTGGTCAGAGCCAACAGAGTTTATTTCATATGCTAACAGCTTATCTGCTGATTGCATCATCCTTAATGTTCTGTACAATCCGTATTCTTTCACCACACTTCACAAAGATGATTGGAGCAATACACCAAACGAATTGGTATCTAATCTTATGAGTGTTCTCCATCGCACAGACACCGTAACACTTGTCCTAGCGGATGATGCCAAAAAGATGAAGGAAAAGTGTGCGTATTTGGATGCTGAATTGAAATGCCGTATTATTTCAGTTGGTAACACTGTAGCAATTAAATCGGCACTTTCAAATGATATGTGGGAGAAAATCAAGGAATCAGGATTTAATACAATTCGTTCAAATGTTATAAAGGCGTATTACTATAATAAAGGTACGGACAAACTCGGACGATTCAGAATGTTTGATATTGATACGCTGATTAACAGTATTGACTTTTCATCGTTAGTAATTGATAGCCCTGATGATAATCAAGATGAATTCGCTGGGTTAACTGGAAATTAATACATCCATGTAAGAGGTAGAAGGTGATGATAATGATTTAGAAATCAATATGGATTAGGCGGTGATTTAATGAGGTATAATTTGGAGCCGAATGGACAGTTACGAATTACAGATGAAAATGAATAAACACATGTGGAAATCAATCCAGGGAATTCGAACGATTCTTACATTTTGGATTATAAAAAGGTTTTCACAATTTCTAGCCTTTCAATCTTCAGCTTGGGTATATTTATCGTACTTTTGCCGTGGGTTATCTGGCAATGGATACTAGGAGTATTGATTTCTTTAATATCAATTGTTGTTAGCTTTATAGTTGTTGATGAAGATGACGAGGACGCTTATAGCGGTGATTTTGTCTTAAAAGGCGTAATGACAATAGTCTCTATTATACTTCTGTACCGCTTCGGTGCATCTTTTGTCGTAATATTACAATGTGTTATTATAGTTATGACAATAGAGTCTATAATAATGTACATTGTAATGATAGTAAATTCCGAACAAAGCAAATGTTCACTTATCGTTGGATCCATTATACTAATTCTTAATATCGCATTGTTGGTATTCAGGTTTAAGATATTTTGAACAGATGCTAATAAACCTATTAAAGAAAGGATGTTGTATATGTTATTCACAATTCCTAAAATGATTGTTTCGGTCGATGATGCCGCAGATGCAATTGCTGCATTGAGGGCAACCATCATGTCGGAAAATCTCCCTCAGCCAGAGAACACTGAAACTCCTGTTGATTCTTTGAGAACTCAGCTTGAAACTGGAAGTGAAACAGTTGTAAACCCTGACGGTTCGACCAATCCATCTTCGACTGAGAGTGGAGAAGGATACAAGCCGGTAGGAAAAGCTGTCGTTGCAGCAGATACTGCGGATGCAATTGCAGCATTGAGAGAACAGCTCGCCGGCGGTGGTGAAACAATGGTTAACCAGGACGGCACTGTACTTAACCCTGCAGATCCTATGTCAGCATCATCTTTGGCTAACGGAGATGGCTTTAAGCCGGTTGATAAGGCTGTGGTAGCAGCAGATACTGCTGATATGATTGCATCACTCAGAGATCAGCTTGTAGGTGGCGATGAAATTATGGTTGATCAGGATGGTACTGTGCTTAATCCCGCTGATTCTTCTTCCGCTTCATCTCTTGCTAACGGTGACGGTTTTAAACCCGTTGATAAAGCTGTTGTTGCGGCTGCGACACAGTGGTACCAGACAAATCCGGCTCTTCAGAAAGCTGAGATTAAGGCCATGGCTGATATCCATCCGGACGCAAAAATGGGCTATTTGCCTAATGGCAGAATGTATTGGACAGTAAGAATTCATCCTGTGGTATGTGGAAAGCGTAAGGATTGGACTTTGTTAGCCGTGTACGATCCTGACCACCCACAGAAAAGATGGGGGGGTTCAGTTAAGTTTTACCCTGTAAAGCCAAATTATAACGAAATGATGCAGCTAGTAAACCAATCTCATGTAACCCCTAAAACTATTCCTCACCTACTTAGAGATGAAGATAATCAGATCTACATGTGTACGCAGGATAGAAATAACATTAGGGATGGTCAGCATAAAGGCGAACTTGTAACAACAGCAGCAGCATGTCTTCGATTTGCTATGCGTTGGATAACAGTGTTTGAACTTGGTTTGATTGACCAGAAAACATGGTCTCTCTTTCAGGAACATGGTAAAATCTAATAAAGATATATAATTAGCACACTGTTGCTTCGTAACGTGCGGCAGGCGGCAGTGTGCTAGAAAAAGAGGTGAATAATATGAGTGATCTTTATAATAATGCTCCATGTGCAACTCATGATGATTTAGCAGATTGGGATTCCGTTATGAACGCACAAGGTTATACAGCTGTCGATGAAGATAATGAATCACATGAAGAATCGCCTGTTGATTTATGGATAGCAAAAAGTCCTACAGCCAGAAAGCCTGAAGTTGATTATCTTCAAACATTCAACCCGGAATTTCCAGTTTCAATTTCAGAAAGAGGAAATCTCCAGAAACCATTTAAAGCTGGATCATGGACTTTTTTAATGGAATTAGATAAGTCTTTTCCCAAACCAACTGAGAATAATCGACTTCCAATTAGAGTATATCTTGTTATGCCAAATGCGGATGAAATAATGCGCAAGTTCAGAATGAACAGTATTCCAAATGTGAAAAAGGATCCGAACAATTCTGAATATTTAGTATTTGCAGAGATGAAGCAAGAATTGCAGGATTATATTTCAGGCAGATACTCTGAAGAATTATTGGTTGAAAAAATGGTGAAACATACGAATGACTGGGTTTCATCTTTAGCTCAATCGATTCAACAGCGTTATAAACCAACTAAAAAGCAAACAACATTTCTCTCTTTCTTATTTGGTTATGGTTCCCGAACTAGCACTTCGCAGGAATTACAAGAGTATGGACGATCAAAATATCTTGATGGAAGAAGCAATGTTACTGGAGATATCAATCCAAGATGTAAAAAGGTTGTCCTCTCTGATAGAGCGTATTCACAAATTTATAGCGAGACCTACTCTAAGATTCGCACTGAAACTGGTGGACTTCTTTTGGGACATTTTGAAAAAGGAATATGGTATGTTGTAGAAGCTAGCGACCCCGGAATTAATGCTACCTTTACAACATCCTATCATGAAGGCGACGATGTTTATGAAAACCATATTTGCGGAGTTATTTCAAGAATGTATAAGCATCCGCTTGTATTCCTTGGTATGTGGCATAGACATCCGGGTTCTTTGGATGTCTTTTCAGGAACTGATGACCAGACAAACTATAAATATGCAGAATCGGCGGGAAACGGTTGTATCTCCGCTCTTGTTAACATTGATCCGAATTTGAGAATTACATTTTATTATGCCGAACAGGGAAGATATCAAGGAGATGTATTCTACACAAAGGTTGATGTTGAAGTGGGAGATGATAAGTTTGAGAATCCTGAAATACTCAAATTAGCATCATCCAATGATATTGTTCGTCGTGCAAGAAATGGAGATCGAAATGAATAACAATGTTTTAAATGAGGCTGATAAGCTGAGAGAAGAATTGCGGGAGGGATCATTTGGCGAAGAAGGCACTGAAACAAGTGATAATGCTGCTGATGAGAGTGTGGTTGCTGATTTTTTATCGCAGTTCGGTGCCGCTGGTGATACTCCCCTAAAAGCACATGATTGGAAGGTTTATATACCATCTAGCATCTTGGATAACACTGATTTTTGGGGACCGTTGTTCGGCATTTTCCGTCCGGAAACAGAATCGTTTTATGTGTTTGATTCTAAGCGTTTTGAGGATGATCAGCACTTGATTGGATATGTGGACAATGGCTCATATCTATCCTCTAAATGTGTAAAAGACTTTGTTTATAGAGACAGTTGTACATTGGTTGGAACAAATATCGATGGAGATTTCACCTTAACATACACTTCTTACAATGCGGCGGCTACTATTGCAGCGTTAAGATGTCAGTTTAACACTGAAAATGACCTTTTAGTTACTCAAGATGGAACTGTTCTAAACCAAGCAGATCCTACGTCCGCTACCATATTGAACAATGGTGCTGCATTTATACCAGTATCACAAAGAGTTGAAAGGCCAAACAGTTTTCAAGTAAAAATCAAGCCTTATGATACGGTAACAAGACTGTTTTCAAGAAATACAGGCTTGCTAGAATCTGGAGCAATGCTTGAAAAGCGTGCGGTTCTCGTTGGATGTGGTTCTGTTGGATCACTTGTTGCAATGGAACTGGCTCGATCTGGAGTAGGTAAATTTGTACTTTGTGATACTGATACGCTTGAAATCCACAATATTTGTAGGCATCAGTGCGGCTTTTCTGACTTAGGTCGATACAAAGTTGATGCGGTTAAGGATAAGATACTCGATATCAACCCTAATGCAGAAGTATTGACCTACAGAAGTATCATTCAACGTGTGCCCGAAGATGAGTTACTCCCGTTGCTTGGCAGAGATACTATCATTATCGGCGGTGGAGATAATCGTGGATCCGCTGATTGGGCTTGTAAATTAGCTATCAAAACGGATAGTACTTTTGTTTCATCCTGTTGTTGGACAAGGGCGTTTGCAGGCGAAATCTTCTATTGGGCATCTGGCAAAGGCTTGTCGTGCTATACATGCGCACTTGGAGGTTTAATCGATAGTGATCGCCCAGAAAGTCATGCTAATTACTTCGGCACAGATGAAGATATGGAGAATCTGTCTTTTGAACCCGGTATCGCAACGGATATCGACTTTGTAACCATCATCGCCATAAAACTTGCTTTGGATCTTCTTAACCGAGACAATCCCGACTATACGCCCAGAGTGATTAATTATCTTAAGCAATACACATGGATTTGCAATACAAACAGTACTAAAATCGGTGGAGAACGCGCCGGTATATTCTCTCACCCATTACAGATAACACATAATCTTAAGGTTAATAGAGATCTTCAATGCCCATATTGTGGTGAAAAGCAATGATTATTGGCGATATTGCTACATCATCGTATGACAGTTCAGATTTGCAGGCATCATTGGCTACATGGAACAGTATAAAAGAAAGCTGGAACGACAATAAGTCCAATGAGATTGAAGGAAAATATTATGTAAATCTGCGAGTCTTAACTGGTAGATTAGAAGAACTCGCTTCACAAACACAAAGTGAAATGAATATCATAAAAATCCAATTAGATAGTATTTAACAATTAATTGAGCCCATCTATCAATTTTTATGAAGTAGGTGGGCTCAACAAATAGGAGGTTAATTATGGCTGGTAGAGTTGTCGTTCATAATGTTGGAGAGCTTCAGAATTTTTGCTCTCAACTTAGTACAATGAAATCTGATTTAGAAACCAAAGCTGGTCAGCTTAAGAGTCTCGCTGATGAACTCCAGCAGCAGGCTGGCGCAATGAATAGTGCGACTGAATCTCAGGGTAGTAACTGGCAAGATCCGCAGTATGAGAAACTGAAGGGCGAGATTTCACCTGTGGTTAGTGCGGTGAATCAAACCGCAACCTCAGTTCAAAGCACAGCGGGCACAATTACTCAGCAAATGGCACAGGTGGAGTCATCTATCCAATATATTCGACAGCTTATAAGCAAGCTTAATGACATTTCATAAGGAGATAATTCCATGTCAGATGTTAATACAACAATAGTTGACATAGATAGAGCTATGGATTGTTTTGAAGCTTTTCAGTTTAAAAGTTCTGATTTTGTAAAGATGATCAGATTTGATATTAATCAATTGGGAGATGCTATAAGTCAGAAACTTAGTATGCTCCATGACGAGTTAGATGAGTTATACGATGAACTTGAAGAAGCTGAAGATGATGAGCGCGATTGTTCTTCTATTCGTGAAAGAATAGCTGAAGTCCAACGTAGAATCGCAAAGGTGGAACCGTTACAATCGCATCATATAGCCTTAAAGGACAGCTTTTCGGATGACTCTTCTCAATTGTTGAGTGCGGTTACAAATCAAACTTCAGCAGGGGTAAGAGAGATGGCGGCATATCTTCAAAAGATTCAGAAAATATATTCTCCTGGTGGAAAAGGTGGTAGTGCTGGCAATTCTGGACGAAGTGGTGCCTCTGAATATAGAGTGGTTATAATAGACTCAGCAAAATACCCTCAATCTGCTGAACATATACAAAACTGTATCAGAATGGGCTATCCAGCGGTTTTAACGCTAAACCGAGATGGTGCAGATGAGAATAGAAAACAGTCATTAGCTGGGATCGCAACCAGAAGGAATGATGGATTTGATCGAGATGAGTATCCTCCAGCGGCTTTCATGGAAGGCGGTGTGGATGCTCATGTTGCCTACATTGTATCGTCTGATAACAGGGGTTCTGGGTCTTCGTTTGGACAACAACTATCTAATGCTCCTAACGGCACAACTGTTCGATTCAGAGTAATATAAGGAGGAAAATCTATGGACAATGCATTATCCATTATTCAAGGTTGGATCAAAAGTAGTACATATAAAGTTGTAATAATACCCAGAACTGGACATGAATATGATTGTAATGAAGTTCTTGGGATTACAGAGCATTCTGTTCTAGGATCAATAATTAATAGTGTAGGTGGAATTTCCATTTATAACAATTTAATACGGCATTATGGCGGAGAAAATAAATACAGTCTCTCAATTCGCCTTGTTAATCAGATTAAGAATGGTATGCCTTCACTCATAAAAGGACAACTGATTATTGCAGATGATATCTATGGAGGGTTATTTTCTATAAATAGCAATCCTCATCAAGGAAAAATAGGTAACATTATGTATCTTCCTCCAGACTCTTATGTATGGGAAAGTCTTGATATAGGTCATTCAGCATTTGTAAAATGGAGCTTGACCGGAGACTTAGACTTGTTTTACAAAACAATTAGAGAAAAAATAAGTACTTCTGGAATCATCTGCAATTTTATGGAAACTTTTAGCTTTTCTCCGCCTCTTTGGGTGAAAGCAAATGCACATAAGTGTTATAAAATCCAGTCAACAAATAGTATTCAAATTAGAGGTCAAATGATCTCGCAATTATATGACCATGAATAGTTTTATCGATAGTTTGAGGCGGAAGAGGCAGTCTTTTAGTATAACTGTTACTTGTGATAATTTAGAGAAGCTGATTTTAGAATGTTTCCTATTGCATCCAGAATTATTATCTTTATTAGATACCCTTTCATATCGATACATTGTTTCTGGTAATAGATACACAATAGATTTCTCTGTAAAATATCATGCTGACAATAGTAAAATGACATTTGTTGTACGCGATGAATTTGAATTAATTATTGCGGCATCAATGATACTAAAATCACATAAAGATAAGGTGAAGATAATAATTGACAACAGAAATCTATTTTTTAATAAACAAACAATCATACAGCGCATACATGATTTACAAAGCATTTCTGGGATTGAATTTGAATTAGGTCAACGCTCTATGAGCAGTTCTCTCATTCGCTCCTTCTTTGGTGAGAAAATACTCGTTTGCGAACTGTCATATCAGTACTTTGATGACGCTTTTTTAGTGAATCAATTATCTTGTATCGTTGCAGAGCACTGTATTAAAACAGCACATATTCATGGTGAAGAGAATATTGTTAATTATCTTCTAAAATGGTTTAGGGATAATGTTCGCTACAAAGACAACGATTTGCAATCCGATCACTCAGCTGTCGGCTTAATAAAAAACGGTACTGCTGTTTGTCAAGCAATAGCAGTATATGCTTATTTATTTCTTAATAGAAAAGGCATTCACACAAGGTATGTTTGCGGAGAAGGCGATGGAAGCGGAGGTTGGGAAGCCCACGCATGGAATTTATCCTTAATTAAAGGATCGTGGACACATATTGATTACACATTTGAATTATCTTCTTTTAGGTGCAACGCTATTAAATCTTTATCAGAATTTGAAATAGATCATAGATGGGAAAAAGCACCGTATAATACAGAAAACTCTAATAGAGCAAAAAATACTGTAAATACATTGAGATCATCTGTAGTAACTGTTTTGCCTAATCAGAATCTATTTTCAATAAATGGCGTTATCACCTATATCCCCTCTTTGGATAATGCTGCACCAGCGATAAATGGAAAAATGTATATCTCTGTTTTTGATATTTTACCGTTTTTTGATATTTGTTTTAATATCAATGATAATAGAGTTGCGTTTTATGTTGGGGTGAAAAAGTATTCTTTTCCAATATCGGTAGTACAGAAAAGAAGAAACACTCTATTTTTTCCAATTGAATTGTTAGTAAATATGGGATTAACGGTTTCCATCGATAATCATTCGAGAATAACTTTATCAATGTAATCCTCTATGAACTAAATAGGGTAATGTTATGGAACAAGAGTACGAAAAGCATCCAGAGATTCAAGCCTTAGAAAAAAAACAATGAAAAAATTATGTCCGTATGTCATTCCGCCAAGATTGCTATCTTTCTTCTGAAGACGCTGGATGAATTGTGCATGTTTAACCACTTATTAATAGTGAACCTAAAGAATGGACTTTTTTAATTAAATGTCCCTTTGATCATCTAAGTATTGAAAGCTCGATTAGATGTTATCCTATAAAACCTAATTATTATGATCTACAAAAAATAAATGTATTTTAGCGAATTGGAAAGGATAAGTATGAAAGCAATAGTAAATTTAATAATAAGTAGGACTATTAAACAACCAAACAAAATAAATACAATTTTTTGGCTTATACATATAATATAAGAAGGCTAAAAATATATTCTTTTAATAATTTGCAATATTTTTAAAAATCTATATTATATGATGAAATCAAAAATAATATGTATTTTAACAAGATGTATTTTCGCATAAACTACTGTTTAAAAAATATACCATTATACAATCATTTTGAAATAGTATAATCGTCAAAATAAAAGGGGGGGATTTAAATGAACTATATGTTACAGCCAGACGGTTCTCTGGTTATTGTAGACACAATATCAAGTGTAGATTATAGTTTTTTACATGGATATACAATAACAAAAACAGATTTTCAGTGTAATCCAAAAGTAATTAATGTTGCTTGTGCTAATCATTCAAAATTGCATTATAAAAGTTTTGTACAGCAAATATATGAAAGGCCACTAAGATTCTCCTATCCAGATTATATTAATGTATATAATAAATTTCCAATTTATTATGAACATATAATACGTAGTAATAGACAATTATATCAGCAAGGTATAATTCCAAATGAAGATACATATCTTCTAAAATATGTGCCTAAGAAATTTTTTGAAATATCTGGTATGTCTATTATCGCAGAATTGGACAAATCTTTTCAAATAGATTTGTTGAAAGCATTGGTTAATTGTTATAGAAGTTTTTTACAATTTGTATGGAGAATACGTGATATGGAGAATGTAAGAGCGGCACATTCATATGGAGGAGAAATACTTGTTTCTGAAGAACATTCTTTCAGTATTCATTACGCAAAAAATGGAACTAATTATATGCAATTACGTCTTATGAATATATATTTTGAAGAACTTAATGGTGAATGTATCAATTTTAGTTTTAAATATTTTCGATCAAGAGATATAATTAATTACGCTGAAAAGCACTCAACTAATTGGATTGGGGATGATGCTTTAACAATTCAAATACCAAAATTTAAAAGTATAAAAGAAGGCAAGCAATTGGTAAACCCGGTAACAATATTTAATGAAATTTTATTTAAATATATTACGCCTTTCTTTGCAGCTAATGGAATTGAAGTTAGGATACGTCCGAATGGTGATTTTTATCATTGCATAGCAACATTTCCTTGTAACATTAGAGGATTGTAAATAATTGAATATGAATAATAATTTGTATTCATAGATATTGACTATGTTTTCTTGGCAAATTTTGTGATATCTTTCGCTAAAAATTTTTGTAAGGCATATGATGTGCCAGTGATTTTTTGCTTTGTCCGCAATAAAATTTTCATTTACTTGAAAACTCACATATATTTTCTATGAATATAAGTTCTAAAATGGTATTTGCTATGGAATATATAAATATCTCTTTTATATCTGGTACTCTTTCTTTTAATGCGTTCATTGTAATCTCAATTCTTGAATTGTATGAGGATAGGGCGTATTCTTTGCTATCGCAATGTACGCTGTCACAACATTGCTTAGATTATCTTTTGTTGGTCAAGAACTCGTAGTGCATTAGTGATTTTTTGTTTAGCGTGGGCTATAAAATGGATTGTAGTATTTGAACTGGGATTGGCAAGAGACGCCAGCACCAATAAATTCCAGCATTATGCTTTTTAATCAACAAAGTTTTCGATTAAATTTACTATGCACTTTTATTTACCAGTATTCATAATAGATATATTGTCTGACATTTGATATTGCTGGGAAAAATAAAAAATTAGAGTAAAAGAATCAATATGGTAAATTTAAGATGTGATAAATAATGTATATAGTGAGGTGGTACCATTGGGTACGAAAGATGAAATTATGAAGTTGCGTGAAGCTCTTCTTTATGAAAGTCTTGAAGATGATACTTCGAAGAAAGATACAAAATTAGAAAAATTACGAAGTGAAGGCAGAAAACAATTCTTCACAGATAATTTGGAATACACTAACACTTTGTCAAGGCAATCATTATGTAATGAAATCAAACAAATTTATAATGAATATATGCAGACTAGTGAGAAAATGCAGGGATTTATTCCTCGTCATAATAAATACATTGATGGTTATACTACTCCTTGGTTTGAGGAAAAGCCGGAGTTACTTGAACAAGAAATAACGGTAATGAGAAGTCATTATCCTGATTTTATGCTAAGAAAAACGATTGACGGAAATCTATGTTGGATAGGTATAGTGAAACCTATAATTGTCAGAAAAAATGCAGAATACGAGTTACGATTATCGTATGATAATTATAGAAAGCCATCAGATGATTCGATGTTAATTGATGTTATTACCACTGATTTTTCCATTAATAATAATATGAGGATTTGGCTTGATCGTAGTTTTAACAAAATAAATAGATTGTATTCAAACCATGCTGCAATTTGTATTACCAAGGCTATTAAATTGCTAAATGCATATGAACTATTTTTGAGTGGGTATATAGATGAAAGAGAATTTGATTTCATCATTTAAATGTGACAGCTTTCTTATTTATTAAAAATGAGTGTAGAAACGAGAGAAAAAATATTAGTTGACAAATTTTACTCAAGTCCACTTGACTCTGAAAAACTTTATGAAAATTGTGCGGTATCTGTATCGGCAATTTTGATGTTAGATGTGCCTGTAGCTGCATGTTAACAACGATAAATTACAGTATTTTGGATGGTTGGTTTTGCAATATGTCCGAGATGATAATTACGATTATAGTAGATTAAAATTTGTGAAAATTGTTGAAAATCAGAAGCTTTCAGTAAAATTTATCGGTATTTTCGTGTTATTCAAAAATCAAAAAGCTCACTTTCTACAACTGCTTTCAGCTCTGATATTGCAATTTCATAAGGCACATCTTCAAATAAAAGTTGTTTGGTAATCGTTTCATAGTCCTGACAGAGCTCTCTTTTTCAATGATCTCTGTCAGGACTTTCTTAATATCTACTCTGTCCTGAACGCTGTAACATTTGGCACTGAGCTTTCTTTTCTCTGTTACTTGCATAGCAAGTGCTTTTTAGGGGACTTTCTGATGGTTTTGTTTCAGCCAGCATATTCAGATCAATATTTTCTGAAAACCGTTCGATCAAACCATAGCACTTGGAAAGTGATGTTCCGCCTTTGAATTTGATCTCAGGCATTTTCTCTACAAGCTTTTTAAGAAAAACAGTTACAAAATAGTCTTTCTCAATGATCTCAGGTTTTATATTCAGATACTCTGATGTGCGGAGTATCAGCTGTTCAAATATTTCTGTTTCATTGTGCAACATAGTATATGATCTCGCTTTCAATCAGGTTTCTCATTGTTTTATCAGGAAATAGTGGAGCATATCGTGATATTTGCTGTCTGCTGATGCTTTTTTCCTTTATTAAGTCGCAAAGAATGTTTCTTTTTTCCTCATCAAAAAAATCTATGGATAGACTGTTCATAAGTTCAAGAAAACTTAGAATATCCACATTTTCATTTGTAATCTCCGTTCGGCTTTTACGCAATGTAACACTCATATTTCCTATTTTTACATTGCGAAGTTTTGATGTTTCATTATTCGTGCAAATTTCTGTGGTATTCGGAACTTGCGTTGACAGTCCATATCTGTTGAGTGCAGAAAGTCCCATGTAAAATCCGTTTATCTTGCCGTCTTTTTCAATATATTTATACTCGATCATTTTATTGGGATTCAAAATGCTTGCACCAAATGGTGTTTGTGATGGAATATAGTAAATTCCTCTTTCATATCTGATAATCTTTTTTGCTTTGCACAGTTTGGAAAGTTCCTTGTCTATCCAAGGTCTTGAATAAGTTTCATACTTAATATCACTTACAGAGATAGGTTCATTTGTTCCAAACGTGTCAAGCAAATATTCATACAACATACTGACACCTCCTCGTATTTTTATTATATCACGTTCTACCTCATGAGTCAAATGAAATATAAGTACCCTGGTTGAATTTTTTCAATCTCTTGTCGGATTTTAATGCTTCAATATCTGGCATGGCTATTTTATCGGTTATTGGTGGTATATCCAACTGATTACGTGACAAAATGGTCTTTCGTACAAAAATACTATGATATGCTTGACTTCTCGGCTATTATGTTCATAATAGTGTCGGGAGGTCTTTTTTTATGGATAGAGAAGTGAAGTACAGGGTTAACAAGTATATATTAAGATTGCTTGTTCAACATGATATTATTTTAAAAGCAGATGCAGCAATTATTCAGATGCAGTTGCTTGAAGAAATGAATCCACCATATAAAAGTGTAGAGGAGATTGGAGACTTTGAAGAATATAGAAAAAATTCCAGCGACAAAAATACCGGAAAATGATTTTCCAAAACAAGAAAAGAAGAGGGTTGCTGCATACGTTCGTGTGTCTACAATTCGAGATGTGCAAACCAACAGCTTTGAACAACAATGCGAATATTTTACTGAGTATATTAAGAAAAAAGAAAATTGGATTTTTGCAGGGATATACTATGATCGCGGTATGAGTGGCGGTTCTACTGTAAAGAGAATTGGTTTTCAAAATATGATTGCTGATTGCATTGCAGGTAAAATTGATATGATAATCACAAAAAGCATGTCCAGATTTGCTCGTAATACTGTAGATACTTTAAATACATTGAGGCAACTGAAAAGGTTAGAAATAGGTGTTTACTTTGAACGTGAAAATATATGGTCTCTTGATGAATCAGGAGATTTTCTGATATCTTTGCTTGCTTCTTATGCCCAAGAAGAATCAAGATCTATTTCTAACAATGTGAAATGGGGAATCAGAAAGGGCTACGCAAAAGGGATTTATACTGTTCGAACAAAAAGATTTCTTGGGTATGGTAAGGGCATGATAGTCAATCAAGAAGAAGCCGCCATAATAAGATTGATATATCGCTTATTTTTATTCGGATTTTCTATTTATCAGATTGCAAATATACTGAATGAAAAATCTGTTATCAGAGCCGGAAACGGGCAAAAATGGTTTGCAAATGTAGTGGAAAGTATTTTGAAAAATGAAAAGTATATAGGAGATACGCTACTGCAAAAAGGTTATATTGACGATTATATCACACATCATAAATCCAAGAATACAGGTCAGCTTCCCAAATATTATATTCATGATGATCATGAAGGTATCATATCGAAAGATGTATATTATTTTGTTCAGGATAAATTAAGCAGAAAAACTCGTTCCTCATCATATAAGCATTTTTTTAACGACAAGATTGTGTGTAGCTGCTGCGGTGCATTTTTTAGACCTGTCAAGTGGCATTCGACTACATATAATCAGCGAGTATGGATTTGTAAAGGGTGCAAAGAAAATACTCATTTATATGAAGAAAATCTATATGAGACGGTAATAAGACTTTGGCAATTATTGATTGAAGATTATGCTACAGATGAGCTTTCAGCAGCTTGTTCTAAAATTCCATTAAAAGCTGATTCATTTGGATTTGATGAGCTGAGTATTATTCTAAATGACATTACCGTCTATCCTAATAAGCTACTCCGCTATAAGCTTATTGACGGAAGAACATATGAGTTGATGTATGAGAAAAAAGATAAGAGAAAACACGCCGTCCCTAATTCAGAAGTATTGTGAGAAATTATCAAAAAGTCATTAGTATTTAAGTGGAAACGATTATATTAAGCGGGTGCAATAAGAAAACGATTATCGTTAAAATGGGTGCATATTTTCTTGCTTTGGGTGCCTTGTATCAAAATAAGCATTCTTTGACAATCGAATCATTATATGAACACCTTAGTTCACCTTCACGCGAAGAAAATGAATTGTTGTGTTCGTATTGCGCTATATTTTTTCCACCATCAAGGTATCACAATTGATACAATGTAGGAAATGCACTCACAAAAGTGGGTGCATTTTTCTATGCTCAAAACCAGCTGATAGCAAACGGTTACTGAGGGTGGATGCAAATTTTACTGATTTAACATCTTAAAAATCAAACGATTATAGGGTCGGATGCACCCATCGTTTGCTATCAAGGAAATTCCCATGTTTTACACAGAAAAATACCCTCGACAGTTTTTACACTGACGAGGGTACCTACTAACTTTAAACAGTCAGCAGGACAATGCTTATTGGTTCAGTAATTCACGTTTCATCAGACAGAGATCAAATACGTCCAGTCTTTCATCCTCACAAAGATCAGCTGCTTTCCAGTCAGCAAGTGTTGCATCGGGAACAGCAAGCAGCCATTTCTGGAGTGCAACTACATCGGATACATTAAATATACCGTCTGCATTCACGTCGCCTTTTACAGGCAGGGTATCAATTGGTATAAATGTTATGCCATATGTTTCTGCATACTCTTCCGCTGTAGAGTACTGATAGCCATAGATTCTGTCCGAAGGAATGGTATTTCGATAGTCATAAATCTCGCAGTCCGGATTATGGATTGTAACAGATTGCAAATTGCAACAGTTCTCAAAGGCAACAATATCCACACTTGTTACACTTTCAGGCAATATCACAGAGGTAAGCTGATAGCAGTCACCGAACGCCCAGGTTCCGATACTTGTCATGCTATCAGGAATGGTAACAGAGGTGATGTTGTCATAATATCGGAACGCCCAATCGCCGATACTTGTCACGCCTTCTTCAATAATGACTTTCGTGATGTCGTCACGATACCTATCCCACGGAGGAGCTGCTGTGGACGAATAATCCGTCATTTCACCCGTACCGGAAATTGTAAGCACACCGTCCAGATACTTCCAAGTGAGCGATTCGCCGCAGGTGCCGATATTGCACTCCACAAATTTCCTGCCATACTCTTTCGCATAGCTTTCCGCTGTAGAGCCTTTGTACCCGTAAATCACAGAACCAGGATACAGTGTATCTTTACCAGGATACTCTGTATCTTTCGCATCATAAATCTCACAGTCAGGATTTTCAATTCCGACAGAATGCATCGTTTTACAATCCTCAAAGGCTAATCTATCGATGGAAGTCACGCTCGCAGGAATTGTAAATGATCTGAGTACGTAGCAATTACAGAACGCAAGGCAACCGATGCTTGTCACGCTGTCGGAGATGGTGAGGGTTTCAAGATTCACACAATCTTTAAAGGCGGCATCTCCGATTCTCGTGACGCCATCATCAATGATAACATTTACAACCTGTTTCTTGATATTATACCACTTATACCACTTAGGATTATACGAATCGTAATCCATAATTGCACCATGACCTGAAATCGTCAGCGTGCCGCCCGCAAATATCCAGTTTACATTATCACCGCAGGTACCGCTTAACAGCTCATTAAAATCTCTGTTATATGCTTTCGCATAACTTTTGGCTGTAGAGCCGTCATAACCATAGATCTCAGCATTTCTGTAAATGGTATTCTCGCCATCGAAAATTTCGCAATCAGGACTATTGATGGCAATCGCTGTAAGACCGATACAGCCGGCAAAGGCAGAATCTCCGATGCTTTCCACATCGCCGAAAATCACAACGGAGGTAAGTGCCGGACAGTAGCCGAATGCATAATAGCCGATGCTTGTAATATTTTTCGGAATGATAATGGAACTCAGGCTTTCACATCTTCCGAATACTCCGTCATTAAGAACCGTGATGCTGTCGGGAATTCTGATATTATCTAGCGAATCACAGCTGTAGAATGCGTAGTTGCCAATATTTGTCAGACTATCAGGAAGATTGACAGTTTTCAGTCTGGTACAGGAGCTGAATGCAGATGCTCCGATATCGGTCACCGTGTCAGGCGTATCAAAGGCTCTGAGAATACTGCATCCAGCAAAGGCATCGTCACCAATGCTGACCAGTCCCTTCGTGGTATTGACCTGAATCAGACTTTCACAGAGCTGGAACGCACCAGTGCCGATTTTCTCCACACTCTGCGGAACGGTGACGGATATCAGCTTGTCGCAGCTATAGAATGCGTAATCACCGATAGTTGTCACATTGTCGGGAATGGTATAACGTTTTTCGCTTTTTCCTCCCGGGTAGAGGAGCAGTGTGGTTCTATCCTTATTATATAATATGCCATCACTGCTTGTGAAGTAAGGATTGCCTGTATCAACGGCAATGGAAGTAAGAGCATCACAATCTACAAACGCACCTTCGCTGATGCTTTTCATGCTCGACGGAAGCTGAACGGAGGTGATGGCATTTGCTATTCTGAACGCATCCTTACCGATGCTTGTCACGCCCTCCTCAATCACAACCTTCGTAATATCAAGCCGGATATCCGCCCATGGATAATCGGAGTAGTACGCTCCTTCCATCATAGTACCGGTACCTGAAATCGTCAGAGTACCGTCTACGAATTCCCATGTAAGGCTGTCACCACAAGTACCAGATGTGGTAGATACAGCCTCTGCAATTGTTGTACTCGTCATAAACGGCATCATTGGTAAGCTTGAAAATCCAATACATAATGCGATTGGAACGGATAAAAACTTATTTATCTTCATGGTATCCCTCCTTGTGCCATTTTTGCTAATATTATACCATACTCCAAGAAAAAACACAAGCAAAATTCGCTCTACCAATTGTATTAGATCAGCAAAGCAACCGACAGCTACGTCGCTGTGCAGCTTCTGGAACAGGGACAGCAGCTGGACACGGAAAACATCAAACGCATGGCAGAACTGGTAGAGGGTAGTTTTGTCTTTACAGTCCTCAGAAACGACAATACGCTGTTTCTGGTGAAAGGCAATAATCCGTTGACTTTGTATCATTTTCCTGCACTGGGATTGTACGTTTACGCCAGCACAAAAAGCATTTTGGACAATGCTCTGCAAAAAGTCCACATAGCAGAAAAAGCTTGTGAGATTGAAATATCCGAGGGCGAAATCATCAAAATATCCCCGTGCGGCAATCTCCATAAGAGCACATTTGAAATGCAGGACTACATCCACTCACTGTTCAACCCATACAATTGGAATCAACTGGACTATGCAAAATGGTGGATGGAAGATGAGCGGGAAGAACTGTTGTTGGAGTACTGCGGCACATTTGGCGTTTCGGAAGAAGAAGTAGAATTGTTGCTGGAAGTCGGTTATGATCCGGATGAGATCGAAGAACTGCTCATGGACACAGCGGCAATGGAAGAAGCAATTATCGAGGCAAAAGCACTGTTACAGTGTGAAGCATAAATCAAAAATTGGAGGAATTTGACATGAAGGAATTTATCGCAGGACTGGTACTGACACTGGTGATCGGCGGCATTGGAATTGCCATTGAAATGCAGGAGCGGGAGGAGGTGAAGTACATCAATGCCGATTGCAATTGAAATGTTTCTGGCAGGCGTTGCCTGCGGCGTAGAGCTGCTGGCACTTGTCAAGAAGAGTAAGTGAGGAAAATTGTTCGTGGGAGGCTTGGCATGACGCTGAGTCTCTTTTTTTGAAACAAAATTGGAGGGAGAAAATGTTGGAAGAAACTACGATTATCAAAAGTAAAGCCATCTTTTCAGACGACAAAGAGCATCGTTTGCTTCTGCGGAAAGAATGGAATAACGAAAAGCCATCTGCAATGGTCATCATGATCAATCCCAACACAGCGGATACGGTCAACTTTGATATGACCACGATGTTGGTTCTGAATAACGTCAGCAAGCTTGGTTTTGGCAGCGTCAATATCGTGAATCTGTACAGCAGAATCATGGAAAAACTCAATCTCCGGTTCAACGGTGATGATGAACTGATTGCTGATGAAGCAGATGACGTGATTGAACAGTACGCTGCAATGAGTGATGCCATTATCATTGCCTGGGGCACGATCGGGAAGAATACTTTACGAGTGCGAGAACGGCAGAAATACCTGTTGGAATTGATAAAGCAGCATGCCAACAAGATGTACCAGATCGGAAAGAATGCCTGTCATCCGCTCACACCGGCAGTCCGAAGAGAATGGACATTAGAACCCTATGAAATGGAGGAGGCAGAATGATAAAAGTAACCAATTTACAGGAAATAAATTGCATTACAAACGCTGATTTGCAAATGCACATTCGGGAAAAAGCAGAAGCAATGATGCAGGAATATCAGGTGGATAATCTGGATGACATCGGCTGTTTTGTAATCCTTGAAAAAGAGGAATTTGCTTGCGTCCCGATGAATGAACTAGAGTTTATGGAAGTGTTGGAAATCGGAGCAGAAAGCTATCTGCACGGTGTCAGAATCATTGATGAAAGCTATGGTGAGGACATCTATCTGCCTGTTGAGGTGGTAAGATGCTGAGTATACCAAAGGTTGCACAATATGCCCGGTTTTCCAGTGACAATCAACGAAGTGAATCCATCGATGCACAGATACGAGCCATGAATCAGTTCTGTAAGCAAAATCACTGGCAGGTGGTTTCCACCTATACCGATGAGGCGAGATCGGCGACAACAGACAATCGACCGCAGTTTCAGCAGATGATCGCCGACAGCGGCAAGGGGTTGTTTGACATTGTGCTGGTGCATAAGCTCGATCGTTTTTCAAGAGATCGTTACGACAGTGTCATCTACAAGAAGAAACTGAAAAAGAGCCACGTCAAGCTTTGCAGCGTGCTGGAACGCATGGACGATTCTCCGGAGAGCATTATGATGGAAGCTGTCTTAGAGGGTATGTCGGAATACTACAGCAAGAACCTGGCACGGGAAGTTATGAAGGGCATGAATGAGACTGCCCTGCAGTGCAAACACACCGGCGGCTGTCCTCCGCTGGGATACGATCTGGATGAAAACCAGCATCTGATTATCAATGAACAGGAAGCACAAGCAGTAAAAATTATCTTTCAAATGTTTGCGGATGGCTACGGTTACAGTGAAATTATTGACCGGCTCAATGCCCATGGATACAAGACAAAATGAGGCAAAATGTTCGGGAAGAACAGTTTATATGAGATACTCAGCAATGAGAAGTACACCGGCGTTTTTGTGTTCAATAAAGCAGCTGCAAGAGCAGACGGCAGGCGGAATAATCATGCCCAAAAGGACAGCTACATCCGCATTGAGGGCGGTTGTCCTGCAATCATCGGGAAAAAGCTGTTTGCACAGGTGCAGCGGATCAAGGCAAAGAATAAACGGAATGCCGGACGCTATCACAGCAAGGAGTTTTACCTGCTGACTGGAAAACTGGTCTGTGATGTCTGCGGCAAGCGGATGATCGGGAATCTTCGATTCAGCGGCAGGAGTAAGACCCGGCTTGCTACCTACAGATGCAATACGCATCGTACAGCTTGCAATAACAAGGAGCTGAATAAGGACTATCTGGATGCCTACATTGCTGTGCTGATCGGTGAAAGGCTGAAGCCGAAAAATTTGAGAAAAGCCGTTTCTAAGGTGAATCAGCAGGTGCAGAAATTCAATCATGATTTTGATGCCAACCATAAAGCGATTTCTGCACAATATGCTGAAATACAGGATAGTCTTGCCAACATCACCAGGGCAATCGAAAAGGGCATCTTCACAGATGACTTGCTCCAGCGAGCAGATCAGCTGGAAAATGAGAAAGCAAAACTGGAAACCAGACTGCATGAGCTAAAGCTGCTGGAACCTATCGCCTATGAAGATGTGGCGTACCTGCATACCCAGTGGAAAGAGCTAAAAAGAAACACCGAAGAGTTCCGCACGTTCATTCAGCAGTTTGTAAAGGCAATTCATGTGCGACCCTATGACTTTGACATTGTGCTGGATATGGGGTTTGGCGTAGTGGAGTTGACGGAGACCATTCCCATGCGGCGAGGCGAGCTGTACGAGATGTTTGATTCCAAAGTAAAGGAGCAAAGAATATGTTTGAAAAATCAAAAGGCAGATACCTGACACGAGGCGTGGATGCGGAAATACCGCTGTACTTGCAAATGTTTCTTTGGAATGCAGTGGACAATATGCCCCATCCGAAAGACTACCTGCAGGTGTTTCGGCTTAGCGAGGAGAACGGTTTGCAGATCGTGCACCATACCTCGGAGCAGCCGCAGTTTGAAATGACGTACATTGCGGAGGCAGAAAAGCCGGTCACAGCAAAGGTGTACATCATTGATGATGGAGAGCACTGCACCATGCTGTTGGCGGAAGAGTACTGATCATAAAACAAGTCCAAATGAACATAAAAATCCCAGTCACAATTTCATTTTGTGGCTGGGATTTTTTTTGCTATGAAGAACTGATGGCTTCTTTACTTTTTGTATTATCCGTGAATAAACTATGGAAACTCCTTGAGAAGTTCCGGATGGAACAGTTCCTTATATACGCATTTCAATCAATGCAGAAATAAGGAGGTTCCTATCATGGAAAAAAAGCAGGCAATTGAAGAAAGATTCGCCATATTACACAACGAGGTTTATTGTCTAATGGCAAATGCAGAAAAGAACGAGTTTGATCCGGAGGTTGAACTGCCAGTACTTAAGGAAATGCCTATTGATCTCAAAAAAATCTACAATTTGTCAAATCGGGAAGATACTTTTGAGAACAGGAGGCGAAGAGAAAAACGCTGCAGCGTGTTAATGAAAAAATTGGAAGATGGCGATTTTAAGGAGGTAAAAAAGGAAATCAAATCTCGTTACTTTAGATCGATCAATGCAATATCCGTGGACATAACGGATCTATCAGATGATCTTCAGTGCAGATGCTGTGAAAAGACGGTAAGAGAAAAAATGCGTCTTTGTTTCGACTTGGTGAAATACAAAAGTGTTAAGAGGATTCCTTTTGCAATGATGAATGATGTGGCTGACCTTATAAATCAGTGGCTTGATTATGCAAAGGCGCTTAAAAAATGTGCTAAGTCAACAGAAAATATCTTCGATCATTTGAAAACGGACGAAGTTTTACTGGTGTACCGTACCTATCTGTTTGTAAAAAAGATCATTCTGGTTGAATGCACAGATAAGGCAGATTACGATGCAAAAGTTGCTGAACTCCATAAGAACAAAAATCTGTGTGCTGTTTATGCTGCTGCACGGGTATTAAGCCACTTTGATAAATCAGCGTTAGGAGACATACCATTCGTTCGGTAAGAAATTCGCAAAAACTTGCATTAGACAATGGTGGTGCAGAATGAGATAATAGTGTGTAGCAAAGGAGGTGATGGAGCCGCCATTTGTTCGGCAAAATTTCCACGAAAATTTGGGATAGGCAATGGCGGCGTAGAATGTGATAATTGTTATAGCAGAAAGGGGTGATGTACATGTAAAAAGCAGTATTTCATATTTCAAAAAAACTATTTACTAAAGGAGATTTTTTATATGGCAAGATATGTTAATGGGTTAACCGGAAAGAAGTATGCAAAAATCACCAATGATAACGAACGCTACATCGATATGGGTGAATTCAGTGAGGTGGTCGCTGATGCTAGGCAAACTGGGTGCATTTCTATCATATGTACCCAAGGATGCAAAAGATTGAAGTTAAATAAGGAACTTTGCACAGCACTGGAGGAGCCGTCCTGTGTGAAGATCCTCCTTGGTAAAGACAAGATTGCAATTGTCCATGTAGAAGAAGGTGCCCCCAACGCATTCGCTGTTGGGAAGGGCGGTGTGCTTTATAACACTGACTTGGTAAACCGCATCGTAGCTTTAGCCAAAGGCATTGATTTTCCAGAAAATGCCTCTACCCGTTGCGAACGGCTGGAGCAACTACAAGAAGATCAGGACGGCAATCTAGCTGCGATCATCACCCTCTAACCTAACGGATTTTTTCAAATAATTCATTGCTGCCGCAGCTCCACGCCGGGGCTGCGGCAGTTTTTGTGAAAAAATGGAAAGGAGAAATTTTATGGGTGTACGAAAACTATCACGTACCGCCGGGACTCGGAAAGAGATGTCAGCGGAAGAGTGGGAACAGATCCTAAACAGCATGGAAACGTTCGGCATGAAGTCGCTTTCATCTGATCAGCTGCAGCAGCTGCAATACAAAGAAAACTGCTACCCTGTCATTCCGGTACCGAACAAGTTCCTTTTGCTTGCAGTTCACTCCACCCGCTTTACCGGTTTGGTCTGGCTGTCCAACTGGTTTCTGGTGGACTCCACTTATCGAGATAAATACAACGAGTACCATGTACGCCTCAGCGTCAACGGCAGTCTTGTCGATGTAGATTATGACCTGCTGTATCCCAAGGAAGTCACGAAAATTTCGAAATACGGTCTCATTTTCAACTTTGATCATGCAGATGCTTTCAGCCGATACCTGTTCCGCTGTATCACAAAGCTGGAAATCGAGGAACAGTACTGCGGTATGGGATTTATGATGAAAGAGGAAAAACTGCAGTTCATGGCATATGAAGAAGGAGCGAAGATCTTGCAGTATACAAGAGATGTTCCCATGGAGGTGTATGCAGAAGGATTGAACCGGCTGCTCACCAACACTGCTGTCATGTTTGCTCTTTGCTGCAGCTGTGCTTCCCTTTTTCTGGCGTATCTCAGCATACAGTGCGGCATGGCATTACAGTCATTTATTATTTCCTTTTACGGCAGGACAACAACTGGAAAGAGCACTGCACAAGCATTGATGGCTTCGGTGTTCACGAACCCGAATGACAAGAAGATCTATATTCCTTTTTTCGGTACGTTAAATGCCATCGTCAGAAATTTTGCTCAAAAGTTCGGGATACCGCAGATTTTCGATGAAGCGACTGTATCGTCAGGTGTGAACATGGAAAATCTGTTTTATACAGTGACGCTGGAACAAGATAAAAGCCGCTGTAATACCAATGCTGACCTGCGGGAATCGGATACCTGGAAGCTGATCATGATCACGTCTTCGGAGTGCCGGCTTCTGACCGATGCACACGTGCACAACAAGGGCTTGGATGCACGTCTGCTCAGCTTTGAACTGGCATTTACTGACAGCCGGGAGCACAGCGAAAAAATCCATGACTTTTGCGGAAAACAGTACGGCATTCTGGGAAAGAGGCTGTCTGAATGCTTACTGAAAGCAGAACCTGAAACCATTCAGGCAAAGTACGAGGAATGCAGAACCGCTATGAGGGATGCCATTGCAGAAACAGAACATTTTGATCTTACCGAACGGCTGATCAATGAATATGCACTGCTCCTTCTGGCAGCAAAGGTCCTTTCTGATCATGGCGTAGCGATGGACGTGGAAGGGATCACAGCCATTCTGACAGAGAACCATGGATCGATCCGTGAGAAAACGAATGTCGCTGACAAGTACTATCAGCACCTGGTGACCTATGCTGCAATGCACCCGTACCAGGAGGGCATCAAGAAGAATGAAGCCAATCATACAGTCGCATTCATGGATGAGCTGTGTCTGCGAATCTTGTCAGAATATGGGGCTTCCAACACTGATCTGGTAGTAAAGGAACTGGATGCAGCCGGCTATCTGCTTCGGCGTAAGAAAAATGCCCTGAAAAATCGGCAGCGGTTTAACGGGACGCTGGTAAATTGTTATGAGCTCATCCTGCCGGACGAGGGAACGGGAGATGACGATTGTATGACACTGGAATTTGTTTTAACACATTATGAAGGGTTAGATGAAGCATGAAGGCAAAGGAATTCGAATTTGATAGAAATTTCCTAAAACACACAAATTACAAAAACGGCTGCCATGTCTATACCGGCATGGAAACCGTATCAGATAAATCAGGGGCAGAACTGCCCGAAAGCGTGATAAAGCTGCTCTACAGAATTTACGTAGAAACAGCAGAAAAACCGGAAGAAATGGATGAAGCATATTTTGTCTGAAGGGTGCGGTAAAGCACCTTCAGCTTAATATAGATAAGATGTTTTTTGAGAAAGGAATGATCGCTATGACGATGGATCGATCTGCACATTCCCGGCTCGCTGTGACGTACCGCAGGATCAGTTCTCTGAATCAGGTGGACAACAACAGCATGTGTGCGCAGGAACAGGCGATCAAAGATTATGCAAAGAAAAACCACTTAAAAATTGTGGAAGCCTTTCATGACCTGGCGAAGAGCGGTACTTCTGTGCAAAATAGAACGGGCTATCAGCAAATGATGGAATATCTGGAGAAGCATTCGGAAGTGACCTGTGTGCTGCTCCATCACCTTGACCGCCTTCACAGAAACGTCCGCAATCAGCTGAATGATATCTATACCCTGAAATGCAGAGGAATCGCTGTTGTTACCACAGACGGGCTGAATTCTATGGATGAGGATTGTATGTCAGAGATCCTTGATGAAGCTGCCTCTGCTGAAAAATACTCCCGAAGATTAAGCAAGGAAACAATGAAGGGGCTTCGGGTCAACGCAGAACAAATGCTTCATAACGGCGGACTTCCGCCATACGGGTATACAGTTGGTTCGGATAAGAAGCTCTATATTGATGAAGCCAAGGCACCGGCAGTCCGAAAGATGTTTGAGATGTATGCGGCTGGCATGAGTTACAAGCAGATCGCTCAATGGCTCGATGACAACGGTTTCACAACTGTGAAGGGTGGTAATTTTAAAAGCACCTCCATTAAAACGATTTTGGAGAATGAAAAGTACTGCGGCACATACTTCTGGAACAAACGGGCATCCAAAGATTTCCGTGGGATGCGGAACAGCCATCAGCAAAAAGAGGACTACTATCAGGTACACGGAGCAATAGAGCCGATCGTAAGCGAGGAACTGTTTGACAAGGTGCAGGAGCGGCTCCATGACAACAAGAACCGGATCCGCAACTACAACGGCAAGAATTACTATCCGTTTAATGGAAAGGTCTTCTGCGGAAAATGCGGCAAAAAGCTCAGCGGTCATGTGCAGTACAGCAGGACCAGCAAAAACAATGCCCCTGTCAAACAGTACCAGTTCAGCTGTAGTTGTCCCACTGTAAAGTCTGTAAACGAAAGGTATCTGGACGATATGGTCATCAACGGACTTCGGGCATGTATCTTCTCTCCCGAGAATTATGAGGAGCTTGTCGATAAGCTCAACGCATACGGCAAGATACAGGAACGTGTGATCGACCTGCAGATAGAAGTACTGCGGAGTGATAAGGAAAATGCAGAAAAACGGTGCAGCAATCTGATGGATATCGCTGAGAACGGAGACGGTACAAAATCCATCATTGACAAGATCAAAAGACTGGATAAGCGGATAGCAAAGATCGACCGTCGGATCAGTGAATACGAGGCTGCCAAAAAGGTGTTTAAAGCGGAGGACATTGACCGGATCCGTGACAGATTTACAGAATATGTTATGGAAAACCGAAACGAGGACGTACTCGGCTTTCTGGAAGACACGGTCGATCGGATAGAGGTCGATGATACAGTTCGTGTACATCTCAAGAAAAACATTTGTGTGGATCGGGAGACCAAGAAGGGTTTCCGCCAGGAAAGGAGCATAAAAAAATGAAACAGATCACCATAGATATTGAAACGGCATCTGACGAGAATATCAAAGACTGCGGTGTATACCGTTATGCAGAGTCGGAGTGTTTCGACTTGCTGTTGATCTCTTACGCTGTGGACAATGGTCCGGTAGCAACCTGTGACATTGCCAACGGTGAAACATTGCCGGACGATGTTCGGAATGCACTCACAGACAAGACTGTCATCAAAAAGGCGTTCCATGTCAATTTTGAACGCATCTGCCTCTCTGTATATCTACGCAGAAAGTATCCGGAGATGCTTGACTTCAAGGACTCCACAGGCAGCTATCTGGATCCGGTATCATGGCAGTGTGACATGATACACTGCCGTTACCTCGGTATGCTGTCCTCACTGGACGACATGGGAAGACTTCTCCGGCTAAAAGAAAAGAAGATGGCAGAGGGCAAGGAACTGATCCGATTCTTCTGCACACTGCACCAGGAAGCGGATGGAAGTATTTTATTTCATGATAAATCGGATGCTCCTAAGAAGTGGGAAAAATTCAAGGCATACAACCGGCGTGATGTGGAAGTGGAACTGAAAATACAGCGGTATCTCTCCGAATTTCCGGTACCGGAATTTGTGTGGGAGGAGTTCTACATCGATCAGGAGATCAATGACCGGGGCATTCTGGTGGATACATCGTTTGCGAAAAAAGCAGTTGAACTGGACAGACAGGTAAAGAAAGCACTTCTGCCGAAGCTCAAGGAGCTTACTGAACTGGACAATCCCAACTCTCCGGTGCAAATGAAAGAATGGCTGATGTGCGGGGCATTGAAACGGATACACTGGACAAAAAGTTCATGCAGAAAATTTCCGGATCAGCTCCGGAGGAAGTACAGGAAGTGCTTCGCCTATATCAGCAGCTTTCCAGGTCTTCCGTTCAGAAATATACCACGATGCTTCGTGTTGTTTGTGCAGATGGTCGTACAAGAGGAATGTTCAGCTTCTATGGTGCCAACCGCACCGGCAGATTTGCGGGACGGCTGATCCAGCTGCAGAACCTGCCGCAGAATCATTTGGACGACTTAGCGGAGCTGAAGGAACAGATCAGGACCGGTGAATTTGATACCATAAAGGAAAATTATGATGACGTTCCGGATGTGCTTTCCCAGCTCATCCGCACAGCATTCATCCCGCCGGAAGGAAAGAAATACGTGGTCGCAGACTTCTCCGCCATAGAAGCAAGAGTCCTTGTATGGCTGGCAGATGAGAAGTGGCGAATGCAGGCATTTGCCAACGGTGAGGACATCTACTGTGCATCAGCGTCGAAAATGTTCGGTGTCCCAGTGGAGAAAAACGGTACAAACGGACATCTGCGGCAAAAGGGAAAAATAGCAGAGTTAGCTTGCGGTTACGGCGGTTCCATTGGTGCGATCAAGGCAATGGGCGGCACGGAATTAAAGCTTTCTGACGATGATCTGTTCAAACTGGTAGACGATTGGAGAAGCTCTTCTCCCAATATTGTAAAGTTCTGGGGTGATGTACAGCGTGCAGCAGAAAAGGTCATCACAGACCAGTGCGGCATGACCTGCGGTAAGTTACGTTTCTCATATGAATCCGGTATCTTCTTTATCGAATTACCCTCCAGACGCCGGCTTGCTTACGTAAGACCAAAGGTTGAGAAAGATGACAACGGCAAGAATATCATCACTTACGAGGGCATAGACAACAGCCACAAGTGGAACCGGTTAAAGACCTACGGAGCAAAGCTTGTGGAGAACATCACACAGGGTGTGGCAAGAGACCTGCTCCTATATGCAATGCAGAACATGCAGGACATGGAGATCGTCGGTCATGTACACGATGAAGTTATCATAGAATGCACGCCTGATCGTTCGGGAAATGACCGAGCTGCTGGTGTTAGATCTGGTGCGAAAGAAAATGGTTGCAGATCAGATCGTTTTGATGGTGGGATATGATCACACCGGAATCCCGGAAACATACCGGGGTGAACTGAAAAAAGACCGCTACGGCAAGAAAGTCCCTAAAGCCGCACACAGTTCGGTGAACCTGGGAAAGCAGACTTCCTCTACCAGACGCATCATGGAAAAAGTACTTTCACTCTACGACCGGATCGTTGATCCGGAATTGCAGGTGCGGAGAATGAGCATCACGGCGAATCATGTAATTCCAGAGGGCGAAGTGCAGGAAGAAGTGATGCAGTACAGCCTGTTTGATGATGTGGAAGCACAGGAACAAAAGCGAAAACAGGAGCAAGAGTCCTTGAAGAAAGAGCACCAGTTGCAGGAAGCGATCCTGAGTATCAAGGACCGCTACGGAAAAAATGCAATCTTGAAAGGCATGAATTTTCGGGAAGGTGCGACGACCATAGAACGAAATGAACAGGTTGGAGGGCATAAGGCATGAGAAACTGTCTTCACAAGCTAAAATCTACGCAACAGGGTTTGTAAATTGGAAATGATACAAATATTTTCTTGGTAAAAAGTTTTAATTTCATAGTCCTTTGACAAACGTCTAGATCAAGTCATCCAACCAAATGTTCGTTCAACTACCCAACGAACAGGCTGAATTTCAAATTCATTTTTTATTCGCGGAAAAATATCAACTTTTATATTGTGAAAAATCTCAAACGTGTTTTTAAAAGTACCTCTGTATCCTTGATCGGCACAAACTCCAATAAGTGTGGGATAATGATATAAAGCTTTTTCAAGAGTATATACTCCTCCCTTGGTATCGTGAATGTTGCCGGCATAAACGTGCACACAAAGCAGATTTCCCATTGTATCTGTTACTATGTGTCTTTTTCTTCCTTTCGTTTTTTCCTCCATCATATCCACGTTTTTCAT